AGACTGTTCAATTTAGAGCAACAATAAGTGGATTGAGTGAAACACTTTCTCCATCGTGGGATAGTGGTAAGTTTATTGGTTCACCATTCAGTTACTACACATATAGTGGTATTGAAAGAAGTGTTTCATTTAACTTTAAGGTATTTTCCTTAAATAAAGATGAACATAAGGTAGCATGGGATAAATTAAACTTTTTAACGGGTTTAGTATATCCACAGGGATACTACGATTCATCAGCGGTAAAGCCACCATTCATTAGATTTACATTGGGTGATTTATACAAATCAAAAGCTGGATTCATTGACTCACTTTCACATACTTTTGATGATAACACTCCTTGGGAAATTGATGAAAAGGGATATCGTTTACCAATGATTATTGATGTTGCTGTAACCATTAAATTTGTTGAAAATAGAGGTCAAACAGCTGATAGAAAGTTCTACACATTCAAACCCCAAACATCGTAAGATATGGCAAGTAGATACGAAAATAACGAAGTAAAGGTAACCAACGATGGTAGAAGTGTATATCGTTCAAAGATATACCCTAACATTCCATTGAGGGATGATGATATCTATGTAGCAACCGAAACAGGTGATAGATTAGATACACTTGCTTACCAATACTATGAAGATTCATCTCTTTGGTGGATTATCGCAGCAGCGAATAATATCCACAACGCTCCATTCGGATTAACGGATGGGACAATCCTACGAATCCCACAAAATTATATTGAAATAAATAACAATTTCAGAAAATAAGTTATGTCATCATTTCCAAATTTTTCAAATATAGCTGGATATATCCAAAATAAGATAACATCTAGAAAGGGTAGCAGTTATAATGTCTCAAAGTTAAATGCTTGGGTAAGAGTTACCTCTGGTACTGGGCCGGGTGGTATGGTATTACTATCCAATCCTAACTTTCAATTGTTTAAGGGGGCTGGTTCAAACGCAACTGGTTTATATGGAAATGATTCTCAATCTGGAACTGTTGGAACAACTTGGAGTGGTGGGGCTATTAATGGTGGTGAAGGACAGGGTTATAGACCTTCTCCGATAGTTTCATCTTTGGAAATAGATGAAGGTGCTGGTGCATTATCAAGAAAAGCATCATTTAGTATTACGGCTCACTCTAAAGAACAAATGGAAATACTAACTCAGTATTTTTTGGAACCGGGGTATTCGGTATTCCTTGAATGGGGTTGGAATACTGCTGATGGTGTTAGTGGATTACAAGGATTAAATTCTACAAATATTTCAAACTTTCAATCATTTGTAAACACACAAAAAGCTAGAGAAACCGCAAAGGGTGATTATGATAATTACTTAGGATTTATGACCGGTGGTAGTGTTTCTTTGGATGGTGATAAATGGACAATAACTGTAAATTGTACTGGATATGTAGAACTACCTGCTTATTTGGTATCAGCTGGTACTGGTGAATTATCGGATACTGGTGATGCTAAAGTAATTACGGCTCCTTTATATGGAACTCATGACATTGAAGGAACATTCGATATAGGTAGGCAACGATTTATGAATATGTTTAATTTATTGCCTGAAACAAGACAAACATTTTTGGTAAAGGGATTAGAATCTGAACTTGGTGTATTGGAAAACTTTATTAATTTTGATACCGATGTTTCTGATAAAATTAATAAAGATGTCGGTAGCTTCATTTTTGGATTCTTCAGAGCGGATAAAGAGGTTGATGGTGAGAATGTGGAATTTCCAAATGGAACAAAAATAATTAGTGAGGATAAGTTTATCCGATTTTCTGCATTGATGCGAATATTCAATCAAATTGGTGTTGATGGATATGAGATTGGTAAAAAGGGTAGTGGTAAAATTATTAAATTTGAAGTTAATACATCTGAGACTGTATGTTCTGCCTTTCCAAATATTTTTAGTATAGATTCATCTAAATTATTCATACCAAATCCAGAAACTCCTAGAATTAAATTAGGTGGTATTACTCATAAAGCATTAACTATCAAAGACCTCGTATCAAATAGTACCCCTTCTGATAATTCGATTGGTAACATTCATTTTCCAAATAAAAACCCATACAAATATCAACCAAAAGTTGGTAACCTTATTGAAAAAAATGAAAAGCAGTGGGGGTATTTGAGTGATTTATATGTAAACTTTGATTTTGCAAAAAATATAATGGAAACTAAAAACTTTTTTGTAAGAGATGCATTATATCAATTATTAAATGGGTTATCATCCGCAGTAAATGGTATGTGGGATTTTCAAATGGATGAATCTGAGGTGATTGACGGTGTAACTCAATTAAAAGTTTTTGAAATGAACTTAATCAATGGTGGACAAAATCCAACACCATATACATTTGATATGATTGGTGAAAAATCCGTTTTTATTGATGCATCATTAGATTTGGATATTAGTAGTGATAAAATGAATCGAATTATCGGTTCTAGACTTGGGGCAGCATTAAATGGGGACACATCAAGAATACCAAAAACTTTATTTTCAAATAGAGAGGATTTATTGGGAGTTCGTCTAAAACCAAGTGAGGACTCGCCTGCACCACCTAAACTTACCGATGATGATAAAGAAGCATTAAAAGAGCAGAACTTAAACATTATTTTAGGTAAATCTAAATTCTTCCCAAAAATATCATTGGTAGATTATAGTAATGTAAGTGGTGATTTATATGATATATGTTATTTAGGAGCATTTAAGGATTCTACAATATTTTCATCATTAAAAAATGATTGGAATAACGCAGAATCAAAGTCAAAAACAGTATCCCCCCTAATGCCAATTAACTTTTCATTTAAGATACATGGTGTAAGTGGTATTAAAAGAGGTGATATGTTCAGAGTAAATGGTATACCTGATAGATACAACGATGGGTTTTTCCAAGTGTTATCGGTTAAACACGCCTTAGATGGTATGATGTGGACAACTGAAGTAACTGGAGGATATAGACAAGCTTAATTATGGATATAGATAGATACAAATCAATTTCTAAAGCGGATACTGAATTCAAAGAAGTTAGTATTGTAGCTTATATTCCTACCCCAACTGAATTGGAATATAAGATGGGATATATCACACGCCATTTTGTCCAAAGTGCAAATGATAAAACCGCACCTATTTACGAAATTAGAAAAAAATCAATTTCTAAGTTTGCAAATAATTCATTGTATATCACAACATCAATGGATTGGAGAATAAAAGGACCGGTTGATGAAGTTAAGAAATCTAATTCGGCATCAATCCGAATTGCTTCTCAAATCATTCCAAAACTTTCACTATATCTTCCCAATCTTTTACAATTCCATAAAAAATAATTTGGATATGTAACAAATTTTTCTTATATTTGTTAATTGTAAATTTACTTAAATGAAGGTTACTGTTGTATTAAGAACTTATAGGAGGCAAGATTTTCTAAAGCAAGCACTTGCATCCATCCATCTTCAAACTCACAAAGATTGGGAATTACTTATTTTCGATGATGCTGGTTTATCGGAAAATTTGGAGATTTATAAAAAGTTCAAAGAACAACACCCAAACAATAGGGTAGTTTATCTAACATCAGCAACTCCACATGATATGTACAAACAATCTTGGAAACTTGGGATACAATTATCTCAAGGTGATTTGTTTGTAAGATTGGATGATGATGATTTATTCTCAGTAGATACATTGGAGTATCTATCTAACACCTACGAACAACACCCTGATTTAGATTTTTCATATGGTTCATCCATATTTTTTGGAGAAGAGGGATTGAGAGATATTATCCAAACTCAGACTCCATTGGACCCACCAAAGACCAGAGATACTTGGACAGCATATACAATTCCAAATAATCACCCTTGGACTCACCCTTGGAGTTTTACACATGATTATTACGATGAACCACAACACTACACTTCAATCATCCATTGTAGTAAGGCAAATCATATGTGTAGTTTCCACGCCTATGCTATCCGAATCAAATCCGCACTTAAAGTTATTAACGAATTTGAAATCGTATCAAACTTTGTGGATGATTTGGAAATGATGGGTAGTTTGGAGTATTTGGGGCTAACCCATACTTCACTCAAACGAATTCTGACTTATGTAAGGGTTCACAATACTGGAAGATTGACTGATAGTTCGACTAAAATTGGTGGTAGAAACTTATTTGAAGATATCCTACACATTAGAGACAAAGTAGAATACTTACGAACTGAAGATTTCAAAACATCAGTATATCAATCACCAATAGAAGGTAATGTAAATGAGGGAGTTGTATCAACGCATCATATGACTTACTTTAATGAGTATAGGAACCAAATCAACAAAGTAGCTCAACAATTTGGATAATTCAAATAATTTTCTTATCTTTGTGAAATGATAATAGTAGAGTCTAACAAAGAGCGGGAAGAATTCTTACAACGATGGAACAACGAGCCATCGGTTATCATTCCTATATGGTCTGATTTGGAGAAGCATCCAATGAACAATGAACTTTCGTTTTTGTTCGTTATGATGGGAAAATACAACTTTATACTCATATACAACCATATTGATGGAAAATCCCATCATTTAGACCTTACCACATCCGAACAACCGAAATGGGTGTGGAATAAGAAAGGATTTCTACAAATGGATACAAAGATACAAAATCTTTTTGATATATCCACATACACCTTCTTTGATGAGAATCGCTTGTTGGACTTCAAACCCGAAGAACAACCTTTCATCACACATTATACCCGAATGGGTATAAGAGAGAACTTAGGTAAGATAGCACCTTTAATGAAATGGGGTGAGTACCTAACTTCTTTTGTGAATTCCTTTGAACTTCCTACTCCTAATAGTAGTTGGATGAATAACGATGTAATCCCTATCCTTTCAGATATTGAACGATATGGGGTTCGAGTCGATGGGGAAAAATTTTTAGATAGATATCCACAAGCCACCAAGCACCTATCCAATAACACCTTATACACCGAATACAACCCATACACCATTACCTCCCGTCCCTCCAATCGATTTGGTGGTATCAACTTTAGTGCCCTAAACAAAAAGGATGGAACGAGAGAAGTGTTTATTCCCAAACCCAACCACATATTCCTACAAATGGATTATGATGCATATCACCCTCGAATCATTGGAAAGATTGTTCACTATCCATTACCAACCACTTCGGTTCACCAATGGTTAGCGGACCAATACGGAGTTCCTTACGATGAATCCAAAGGAATCACCTTCCAATTACTTTATGGTGGGATACCCGAAGAGTTCGACTCTATTCCTTATTATAAGAAGGTTAGAGAGTACATTGAGAAGTTGTGGGAGAACGCATCCCAAAGAGGATATACAAACACCTTATATCGTAATATCCCCCTCTCTTCGATTGAGGATGTGAATCCACAAAAGTTATTTAACTATCTTCTCCAAGCAACTGAAACTGAGTTGAATATAAGAACGATGAAGAGAGTGTTGGAGTTTATTGAACAAACCGACATTGAATTGACCTTATACACTTATGATTCGTTTTTGTTCTCCTTCCCATTGGATGCACCTAAAGAACACGCTAAAAAATTGAAAGAATTGATTGAAGAGGGTGGATTCCCTATTAAAGCAAGTTGGGGAACGGATTATGGAAAACTTTAATATTTATAGAATATCACCAATGAGAATATTCTATGCTATTAAAAGATATACTTTTAGAAGGAATGTACGATAAATTAGTTGGACAAATCAACAAAGATGTGTTCCGAACTATCAAATCTGCTATGAATGGTAGTGGAACGCAAGAGAAGCCAAAGAAGTACAAAGGTTATGAGGTTCGTAAAGACCCTATACCAACTACTAAGATTGGTGATTTGTTAAATTCTGAAAAAGGATATCTTTATGTAGGTGAATACAATGATTCAGTAAGTGGAGTGGAAACCGAAGTTCAGGTTAAGTTTGCAGTAACCGAAGATGGTGTACAAACTGGTAAATTCTACATCGATGGTTCTGCGGAAGCTGATGAAGATTATCCATCAATTGAAGTTCAGATTGCAATTCACCCAAATGATGGTGAAAAGATATTTTCTAAAATCCAACCAGTGTTGAGAGATTTGATAAGACACGAAATCGAACACTTAACTCACGGAAACAAATCAGCATCAGCCAAATACTCCAAAATTATGAGAGGTGATTTGGCAATGAGAAGAAAGATTAAGAGTAATCCTGAATTATTCTACAAATACTTCCTATTACCTAAAGAAGTAGATGCAAATATCCACGGATTGTATTCGAAAGCTAAAACAATGAAACAACCTTACCAAAAGGTGGTGAATGATTATTTGAAATCATTAGTGGATGATGAAATTATCACTCCTAAGAATAAAGATTTAATCTATAAAACTTGGAAACAAAGAATTCCTAAAATCGGAGGGATTCCAAACCTAAAGTAATATGAACAAAAACGAATTTATACAAGAACTACTAATAGAGTTATCGTATCGTTCAGATGAGGGGTATCCTATCTTAACGAAAGGAACTCATATTTCTATTCTTTCTGAAATTTTGGATGAGTGGGGATACTCTGATATTAAAAATGAACTAATCAATAACTTATTAGAAGCCGAAGGTGAAAGTTCCGAAGAAGATAAGAAATATAAAGGTATTGGTGGACAACCTCCGATGTATGTAAAAGCTGGTGAGTATCAAAAGTGGCAATCAAACCCAGATGGATTCTCAGGACAAAGATTTAAGAAAACAGAAACCGGAAAGTATGTATCGGTAGATGGTGATGGTGAAGGTGGTGAAGCAGAAGGACCTAAAGTAAACATTTTTGATAAAGATTATGATGCTCCGGATATTAAGAAAAAGGATGATACCCAAACTCCAGTTGGTAATGATGTATTCACCAAATTATCTGAAGATAATGTAAAAACTCAGAATAGTTTCATAAAGAACGGATTCAAATCGGGAGCTGCTCCAGGTAATGCTGGTTCAATGTACAATGAGATTATGAGTAGTAGAGTTTCTGAGTATTTCTTACAAAATCCAACCGCTACTGAGCAAGATGCTTACAATCACATCAAACAATTGGAAGATGGTGGTGAGTTGGCACAACAAAATAACAAATCAACAAATAGACCAGGTAGAATTACCGCAAACGATACAAAACCATACGAAGGTAATGGTGATAGTAACGAATTAATTGCAAAACGATTAATCGCAATCCGTTCTGCTAAAAGAAAAGCGGAAAAGGTAGATATTGCTAATAGTAAGTTAGGTTGGGAAAATACCAAAACCTTAAACTTCTTTGGTGATACTAAAGGATTGAAAGCGATGAGTAAATCGGTAGAATCTGCTAGTGGTATTGTTGACCAAAACGGAAATCCAATCTCTAAAGAAGAAGCATTGGAATTGGTAAAAACATCAGGTGGTGGTGAGAATCCATCGGATACTGGAACTGTAATTATCAACAACAATACAGGTGTAATTACAATGTTATTCCATTCTGATAAAGATTCAACTGCTGCATTAATTGCACAATCTACTTTTGGGGCAGAGGTTGAGCAGGGTGAGAAAAATATCGATAAGTTAGTATCTGATGGTAGATTGACAGCTGAACAAGCACAAAATATTAAAGAAACGAGAAAAGGGTATGCTAGACGAGTTGAAGCAACCGAAAATAAGTTAAACGATGTAACCTCATCCCCAGCTAAATTCCTAAGAGATGGGATTGGTAATACTATCCAATCATCACAAGCGGTAAATCTCCTAAAGAACGCATCAGCTGGAGCAGACCGAGCAAAATATTGGAAATCTCAAGTTGAAAAGAGATTCTCAAATCCAAACCTATTATTACCACCAAAAGATGGTGAACCTCGTAAGAGAGTTTCAGATTATTTACCTGAGGGTGTAACCGAACCAAATGATGAACAAATGGTGGAAGCATATATTAAATGGTGTTCGGATGATAGTTGGGGTAAATCAGAGGAATCTCTTCCAAAGAACGACCAGAAGTTAATCAACGATATGAATACCAACTTTGGTGGACCGGATGTATTGCAAGAAATTGATAAAATCAGACGAGAAACCATTGAGATTCAAGAACAAATGATTAAAGAGTTGGATTCGCAAACTCAAATTGAAATTGACGGAAAATCTATCGGATTGGGAACTTACTTAGAAGCTCAAAACATTTGGGAAAAAGGACACTTTACTGCAATTAACGCTGATAGGGGTGTATTCAAATATGAGGGTATGTTTGAGGTAAATAATGGTGGTGTTCCAATCGGACCTGAAGAATTAAAAGGATGTGCTAATATTGAAGATGAGAATGATTTCATTTCTCACTTTGAAGTTGGGGCTGTTGAAGAAGTTTCTGGAAAAGAGGGTGGTGTAACTGGTTCTAAAAAGTTAGTTTACGCTATTACTAAAAAAGGAAGTAGAATTCCAATTATGGAAAAAAGACAGCGTTCTAAGAATGGTATATTGGGTAGATTGAATTCAGTTTATGGGTGGAGTAAAGAAATGCAGAACTGTTTTGATTCAAAGTCTAAATAATTAAACCTTTGAAAAATAAATTGATATTTATAAGGGATTGAAAATACCTTAAAACGAAGGGAGATTATATGAAAACACAACTACTGTGTACATTTACTACAAAAGAGGGGTTACAAAAGACTTTGCAAGATATCAGAGAGACTTATGTGATTGTCTACAACTATATCTATATTCTTCAGAATAAATCCAATTTGGATGAATTGTATATTACATATAATATCAATACTGAATATAAACCCACACAACCTTTAGATGATACAATTTTGATTCACCGAAAAAAAGAATCAAATACTTTATACACTATTAATGCTCTTAATCAATTGGTAAAAGAAGAAAATGGTGGAGTATTAGATAAGACTTTTGTGGTTGATTGGCAAAAATTTAAGAATTCCATTATACTTACTAATACGGAAGGTACAAAACGAATTCAAACGAGAATATTCGAGGTTATAGAATTTAATCAAAATTAAAATTAAACTATGCTACTAAAAATTGGTTCAAAGGGAGATGTTGTAAAACAAGTACAGAAAGTAATTGGTTCTGGTGCGGATGGTATCTTCGGAAGTGGAACTGCTGAAGCAGTTAAAAAATGGCAAGCAGCAAATGGATTACCTGCTGATGGAATCGTAGGTCCTGCTACTCTTGCAAAAATGGGAATTAAAGTTGAGGCAGCTTCTGCACCAACCCCAAACAATGCACCATCTGCGGATGCTAAATACTCAAAAGATAAAATCAAAGCGGTAATTGAGAAAAAAGGATACAAATGGTTCGAAGGTGATTACAACCTAAACATCGTTGGTGTTCGTAATTCAGATACCGGTACAAAAGTAACCAACGCATTTGATGACAAGATTACTGTATCTTATCAGGTAAATGGTGAGTGGGTATATAAAGAGTGGATGAACACAACTGACCCTGGTACAAAAGGTGTTAAGGAATACCATAACGCAGCAGGTGTTGCTCGTTTGGTTCCAGGTCAATATATTAATTCACACGGATTAGGAATGCACCAAGGAAAATATGAAGCTCTTAAACAATTCGGTAAAGTAAAAGTTTTCAGAGATGCTAACAGAGATATGAACTACGATGAAACCAAAATCCAAGAGGGTGTATTTGGAATCAACATTCACAAAGCTGGTGCTAACTCAACTTATGTAGAGAACTGGTCTGAAGGATGTCAAGTATTCAAAAAAGCAGCTGATTTCGAAGAGTTTATGGTAATCGCTAGAAAGGCAGCATCTGTTGGAAATTCTAAATTCACTTATACTTTGATTGATTCTAAAGATATTGCATAATGAAGTGGAAAGAAATCTGGTTCAGATTGAAAGTAGCGTTTTTTGAAACACTACAAATGTGGTAAGATGAAAGGGGAGACGAAAGTTTCCCCTTTTTTATTTGGATATATCAAATCTTTTTTGTATATTAGTTTCGTAATAGATTAAAGATATATGAATCCATACCCTAACGATTTCCAAAAAGTTGTTGACTACCTCAAAGAAAGAGGAATTTATGTTCAGTTATCCACTTCTACTAATTTCTTTGGTGGTGGTGTTAATCTTATCAATATCCATCACCGATATAACTTAGAAAAGAATGGATTGTTCGCTCTTCTTCACGAAGCTGGACACTCACTCCAAAATACCGAAGTTTATGGTCCGAATCACTATAAGAGAATTGATGATGGGGAACAACCTACTAAGTTCAATATGTATCGATTTATGAATGAGGTGGATGCTTGGGATAGAGGTGAGAGATTGGCTGAGGAATTGGGAATTCAGTTAAATAAGAAAGATTTTGTAAAATCCAAAGAGGAAGCTCTCTTAACTTATTATTGTTAAAAAATATTTTTTACAAAAGGTTTGGTAATTCCAAATCTTTTTTGTATATTTGTAAAACTATATGAAAAATCAAAAACCAATTTGTGTGGACTTGGATGGAATGGGAGATTTCAGTCGATTTCCATCGCCGGAAAAAAAAGAAAAAAAGAGTTTGGTAATACCGAATTTTTTTCGTATCTTTGTATCAAATAAATCCAAAGAACCCACTAAAAACTCGGTTTTTTGATATTTATATAAGGTGTAGGAAAGACACCATAATAAAACCATTAAACAAATATAAACACTTAAAACTTAAACAATTATGGCTATTAACTTAGACGCAATCCGTGGACGCTTGAACAAGCTCCAAAACACTGGAACTACAAAGAACAACCTTTGGAAACCATCACCAGGGAAAACACAAGTACGAATCGTTCCCTACAAGTTCAACAAAGAAAACCCTTTCATTGAACTTTATTTCCACTACAACATTAACAACAAATCTTATCTTTCACCGATGTCCTTTGGGCGTCCTGACCCCATTGTCGAATTTGCTGACAAACTGAAGCGAATGGGTGATAAGGAGGATTGGAAAGCAGCCAAAAAAATGGAGCCAAAACTCCGTACTTTTGTACCTGTAATCGTTCGTGGTGAAGAGAATGAAGGTGTAAAGTTTTGGGGATTTGGTAAGACCGTTTACCAAGAACTATTGGGTTACATCGCTGACCCAGATTACGGAGATATCACCGACCCACAAGTTGGACGAGATATCACCATCGATTATGTATCGGCCGAAGAAGCAGGAACATCTTACCCTGTAACTACCATCCGTATGAAGCCAAAAGAAACTGCACTTTCTGAAGATTCAGCAGCACTTCAAAACTTTTTGGATAATCAGACAAACATTACTGATATCTACCAAGAACTTTCTTACGCTGAATTGAAAAGTGTATTGGAAGGTTGGTTGAATCCAACTGGTGAAGAAGGTGAAGAGAGTGTAACTGAACAAACTCTTTCAGCACCCACATCAACACCAGCACCCCAAGCGGTAGCAGCACCTGCACCTCAAGCAGTTCCTGTTGAGGACCGTAAAAAAATGGATGATGTGGCATCTGCATTTGATGACCTATTCAACAACTAATAAGTTACATTTATGGCAAAAACAACTAAAGAAGGTGATTTAGCTAATATCTTAGCTGAATCCCTTAACAAACAAGCTAAAGACCAAAAAGTAGCATTCTTTTTGGATGGTGGGGATGCACCCACCGATGTAACCGGTTGGGTATCAACTGGAGCATCAATGTTGGATGTTGCCATTTCTAATCGCCCTTATGGTGGATTGCCTGTTGGTAGAATCACCGAAATTACTGGACTAGAACAATCTGGAAAATCATTAGTATCTGCTCACCTCCTTGCTGAAACACAAAAGCAAGGTGGTGTAGCGGTACTCATCGATACCGAAAATGCGGTAAGTAGAGAGTTCTTGGAAGTAATCGGTGTAGATGTATCTAAATTACTATATGTAGCAGCTGAAACTGTGGAACAATGTTTCGCATATACTGAAACCATTATTGAAAAAGTACGAGTTGCATCGAAAGATAAGATGGTTACTATCGTAGTGGATTCAGTTGCAGCAGCATCAACTGAAAAGGAGATGGAAGCTGATTATGGTAAGGATGGATACGCTACGGATAAGGCAATCATCATCTCAAAGGCAATGCGTAAAATCACTAACTTAATTGGTAGACAGAAAATCACTTTGGTTTTCACAAACCAATTAAGACAGAAGATGAACGCAATGCCATTCTCCGACCCTTGGACTACTTCTGGTGGTAAAGCAATCGCTTTCCACGCATCGGTTCGTTTGAGATTGAAGAGTATGGGAACTATTAAGGTGAAAGAAAGTAGTGGTGATAGAATTGTTGGTATCAAAGTAAGGTGTCAGGTTGTTAAAAACCGAATGGGACCACCACTTCGTTCCGCAGATTTCGATATATTCTTCGATAGAGGAATTGATAACTATGGAGCTTGGCTAGCAATGATGAAGGATAACAAAATCCTTACTCAGGGTGGAGCTTGGTACACATATGTGGATATTGAAACTGGTGAAGAATTCAAATTCCAAGCCAAAGATTTTCCTGAATTGATGCAAACCAACAAAGAGTTGGAGGAGCAGATTTACAAAAGAATTTGTGAAGCAACTATTCTACAATACAAAAAAGATTCATTGGATACCGATAATTTGGTAACCGATTCAGAAGTAATTGGAGATTAAAAAATAATAAGTTATGAGTAAATTAGCAAACATGCTACGAACATCTGCGGAAGCAGATAAAGCAAAAGCACTCCTTACATTGGAGTTGTTGGAGAACCATCCAGCCGGAATTGGTGACCATTCTACAAAAGATTTCTACGAAAACGCTGAAGAAGCACTTCAGATGTTGGTAGATGCTGATGATAGATTGGAAGCAATTGATAAATATCTTTCTGGAAACACTGGATTGATTAACGGACATGGTTATACTACAACAACAACATAATGAAAGCACTCTACAAAGATATCCTCAACGAAGTTAGTGAGGAACACAAAACCAATCATCTTCGTGAAAGGAATAGTAGAGTTCTTGTTATTGATGGACTAAATACCTTCATCCGTAGCTGGACAACCAACCCCACAATGAATGAGGATGGTGACCATACGGGTGGAGTTATTGGTTCATTAAAATCAATTGGATTCCAAATCAGAGAATTTAACCCAACAAGAGTTATTGTAACTTTTGATGGTAAAGATGGTTCTAAATCAAGAAAAAAAATCCACGAAGGATACAAAGCTGATAGAGCTAAAAACCGATTTCGAGTCAATCGTGCCTATGGGGATATGATGACGGAGGAGGAAGAAAAGTTATCTATGAGGCAGCAATTCGTTTGGTTAAACGATATGTTGGATTATCTACCAGTTCAAACAATGATTTATGATGGGATTGAAGCAGATGACACTATTGCATATCTTACACAACATACTCAATATGAGTTAGATGGTGAGGTGGTTATTGTATCAACTGATAAAGATTTCCTACAATTAGTTTCTGATAAAGTTAGTGTTTTTTCACCAACTAAAAAGAAAATGTATAATAGACAGGTTGTATTTGATGAGTTTGGAATCTGGCCACAAAACCTTCTTTTGTATAGAACTTTGGATGGTGATAAATCCGATAACATACCAGGCATCAAAGGATGTGGTATTAAAACCCTTTTGAAGAGATTTCCTGAGCTTTCGGAAGATAGACTAATCACACATGATGAATTATTCCAATTGTGTGAGGATAAACAGGGAAAGATTAAACTCTATACTGATATCTTAGAAGCAAAAGACCAACTTTTGATGAATAAGAGATTAATGGAGTTAGATGAACCACATATTCCAACTGAAAAGAAACTAAAGATATTAGATAGATTCAGAGAAGATGATGTTGAATTTAACAAACTTGATTTCTTACGAGTTGGGGCAAAATACAAAGTTCTCCAAAATTGGCGGGACATTAACGATTGGTTACAATCAACATTTCACAATATTATTACAAAATAATTTTGATAACTCACAAATTTTTAGTATCTTTGTGAACTCAAATTAAGTTATAGATGCAAGATATAGATACATTATCCAAATACGGACAATCCTTTCAGACGAAGGTGTTATCAACATTGATAACCGATGTCCGTTTATTGGATACACTTAATGAGATTATCCATCCTAAGTTTTTTGAATCCGAATCTAATAAGTGGATTTTAGATGAAATCGTTAATTACTATAACGAATTCAAAAAGCCACCAACTTTAGATGTGTTCAAAGTAGAACTATCTAAGATGGATGATAAGGCATTTCAAAAAAGAATTGTTGACCAACTAAAGTTAGTTTTTACTCAGGTTGGTGATTCGGATTTGGAATATGTTAAAAAAGAGTTTTCTAATTTTTGTATCAATCAGAATATAAAACAAGCAATCGTTCAATCGGTTGATTTATTGAAAGCAGGTTCTTATGATAGAATCAAAGAGTTGGTAGATAAAGCAATGAAAGTTGGTGTAGATACCGAAATGGGACATGATTATGTTCTTGATTTTATGGATAGAACTGAAGAAATCAATCGTAATACTGTACCAACTAATTGGGAATGTATTAACGAATTGATGGATGGTGGATTGGGACCTGGCGAATTGGGGGTAGTGGTAGCACCTTCTGGGGTTGGAAAGACTTGGGTACTATGTGCATTGGGAGCAGCCGCTGTGAAAGCTGGACTTAATGTGGTACACTATTCTTTGGAACTTTCAGAACACTATGTGGGACAGAGATACGATACCGTCTTTACTCAAATTCCATCAGTAGATGTGAAAGATAAGAAAGAAGAGGTATTGGATAAAATCAAACGATTGAAAGGTAAACTTTTAATCAAATACTTCCCACCTAAAGGTGTATCTGCTAAAAAGGTAGAAGCTCACATTGAGAAGATGATTGCAGCTGGTAATAGACCTGATTTAATCATTATCGATTACGCTGACCTTCTACTTTCTCACTCCAACAAATCCGATTCAACTTATGGTGAGCAAGGTGGTGTTTACATTGAGTTGAGAGGTATGAGTGGTGAGTTGAGAATTCCAATTTGGACAGCATCCCAAACCAATCGTTCAGGTATTGATTCTGAAGTTATCGAAGCGGATAAGATTGCAGATTCTTACGCTAAGGTAATGAACGCTGACTTCATTATGAGTGTGAGTAGAAAATCAAAAGATAAGTTGAACAATACTGCCAGATTCCACATTATGAAGAATCGTTTTGGACCAGATGGGATTACCTTCCCATCAAAGATGGATACCAACAAAGGATTCATTGAGGTTTACGATGGTAATTCATCGGATGGAATCATCACACAAAAAGAATCCGCAAATGGAGAAGCTGTTGAGAAAAAACTACTTCACAAAAAGTATGTTGAAAACTTCGGATAAGTATCAAAATTTGTAAAACCTACCAAAAAGAAAAAACCAAAAATTTAACTTTGTAAATGGATTTTTTTTCTCATATATACAATAGTTATAATCACCCAACTTAAAAAAGAGTTGGTAAATCTAATAATTAAAAATAATAAAATTTATGGCAACATCGCAAGAAATTTTCGAACAAATTAAAGAGTTATATACTCAATTTGAGGCAGAGCACAACGGAACTACTAAAGCAGCTAAATCACGTGCTCGTAAGCATATCGGTGAAATGAAAAAATTGGTAACGGATTATAGAAAGGCATCAGTCGAAGAATCTAAATAAGTTATCAACTATGAGCAGATTATTTACCGAAAGAATTCCTTTCAAACCGTTTGAATACCCAGATTACTATACCGAAGGTTGGTTGAAACAAGCACAGGCGTTTTGGTTACATACCGAAATTCCAATGCAAGGTGATGTCAAAGATTGGAACGAACACCTTACTAAAGAAGAAAAGAACTTAGTTGGTAACATTCTTTTGGGATTTGCTCAAACTGAATGTGCTGTATCTGACTATTGGACTACTATGGTAACCAAATGGTTCCCAAAGCATGAGATTAAGCAGATGGCTATGATGTTTGGTTCCCAAGAAACAATCCACGCAACGGCATATTCTTACTTAAACGAAACATTGGGGTTGGATGACTTTTCAGCATTTTTGCATGAACCTGCAATCGCTGAAAAGTTTGAACTCCTAACTCAAACATCCGCAGATTGGACACATGAAGATTTGGATACAAATCCAGAAGCAAGAAAAGAGGTAGCTCGTTCACTTGCAATCTTCTCCGCATTTGCAGAGGGAGTATCTCTCTACTCCTCTTTTGCCGTTCTCTACTCCTTCCAAATGAGAAATCTATTGAAGGGTATCGGACAACAAATGAAGTGGAGTGTAAGGGATGAATCTCTCCATTCCAAAATGGGTTGCCAACTATTCAGAGAAATGTGTAATGAATTTCCTGATTTGAAAGAGGCTAGTAAACAAACTATCGAAGAGGCAGCCAAACTTATTGTAGAATTAGAATCTCGCTTCATTGATAAAATGTTCGAAATGGGTGATTTAGAAAACCTATCAGCATCTGATTTGAAAGAATTTATCAAAGCAAGAACAAATACAAAACTACAAGAACTTGGATACGAAAGTATCTTCGAATACAATAAGAAAAAAGCAGAAAATTTAGAGTGGTTCTATCACCTAACCGGTGGGTTAACTCATACCGATTTCTTCGCTATCAGACCTACTGATTATTCAAAGGCTGGTGAAGGTGAAGATTGGGGTGATTTATTTTGATAATTCAAATATTTTTCGTATCTTTGTGAGATGAATATATTTGAGTATCTTACTGATTCTATTAAAACCGATATAGCACCATCTTCAGTACACGGTATTGGGACATTCGCTTTAAGGGATTTGGAAATTGGTGAAGAGGTTTTTGTTAAGTGGGGTGGTGAATCAAAGGTTTATACTATTAGTGTGGATTCCTTTGAATCACTCCCAACTTATGTTAAAATGATGATATTAAAGTCATACGAAAATAAAGAAGAATATCCATTTATTTGGTTTAGGTTATATAACGATTCATATTTCAATTTGGCTAATCCTTGGGCATATGTAAACACCAAAGAGAAAGATGGAAATGTGGATTCACTAACAAAAAAGGTAATTAAACCAATCAAATCAGGTGAAGAATTATTCGGAACCTATAATTTAGAAAATACAATATTAAAATGACATTTGATAAACTAATTGAAAATGTAAAAGGTTGGGCAGACGATAAGGGTATCCTTAAATCTGAAAACGCTCCCAAACAACTGATGAAAGTAATGGAAGAGTTAGGTGAAACCGCTGGAGCCATTGCAAAGAACAAAGCAACCGATGAAATCCAAGATGGTATTGGTGATACATTCGTAACTCTAATCATTTTGGCTTATCAATTGGGATTGGAACCATCTGAGTGTTTGGAGCATGCTTGGAACGAAATTAAAGATAGAAAAGGAAAAACCGAAAACGGAGTTTTCATTAAAGAAGAAAAAGGACTATAATGGCTAAGAATTACGGAGAAGATTTAGGTTGGGAATTAGGAGTGGATTTCCCAGAATGGGGTAACACAGAAATTTATGTAAAAACAATTTCAAAGGGTTACCTATTACAAGGTGAAAAACCAAAAGATGCATATTGGAGAGTTGCAACTAAAGTGGCTCAACGATTGAACAAACCTCAGATGGCATCAAAATTCTTTGATTACATTTGGAAAGGTTGGTTAAATCTTGCAACACCTGTTCTTTCAAATACCGGAACCGATAGAGGTTTACCTATCTCTTGCTTCGGAATTGATGTAGCTGATTCAATCTTTGATATTGGTGCAAAGAACTTAGAATTGATGTTACTTGCAAAGCATGGTGGTGGTGTTGGTATTGGTATCAACCAAATCAGACCAGCAGGTTCACCAATTACTGGTAATGGTACATCGGATGGTGTAATTCCATTCGCTAAAATATACGATTCAACAATCCTTGCAACAAACCAAGGTTCAGTTCGTAGAGGAGCAGCATCGGTAAACCTAAACATTGACCACAAAGATTTTGAAGAGTGGTTAGAGATTAGAGAACCTAAAGGTGATGTAAACCGCCAATCACTTAACCTACACCAATGTGCGGTAGTGGGTGATAAGTTTATGAGAAAGTTGGAAAATGGGGATGAAGAAGCTCGTAGAAAATGGAGTAAACTTCTTCAGAAGCGTAAGGCAACTGGTGAACCTTATATTATGTACAAAGGCAATGTAAACAAACAAAACCCTGATATGTACAAACATAATGGTTTGAAGGTTCATATGACAAACATTTGTTCTGAGATTACCTTACATACTGATGAATCACATTCATTTGTTTGTTGTTTGAGTTCATTGAACTTAGCAAAATATAACGAATGGAAAGATACTGATTTGGTATATACTGCAACTTGGTTTTTGGATGGTGTTCTTTCTGAATTTATCCAAAAAGCTAAGAACTTAAAAGGATTTGAAAACTCAGTTCGTTCTGCTGAAAAAGGTAGAGCATTGGGATTGGGTGTATTGGGATGGCATACTTACCTACAACAAAATGGTATTCCATTCGAAGGTATGACAGCACAATTTGAAACTCGTAAGATTTTCTCTCAATTGAAGATTGAATCCGAAAGAGCGAGTAGAGATATGGCTTCCGAATATGGGGAACCTTTATGGTGTAGAGATAGTGGGTTCAGAAACACTCACCTTCGTGCAATCGCACCAACGGTATCTAACTCTAAATTGAGTGGTGATGTATCAGCTGGTATCGAACCTTGGGCAGCTAATGTATTTACTGAACAAACCGCAAAAGGAACTTTCATTCGTAAGAATGGTGAGTTGGAAAAAGTACTTAAAAAGATTGGAATCAACACCAAAGAAACTTGGGACAAGATTATGGCTGATGGTGGTTCAATTCAGGATATTGCAGAATTGGATAATTGGTGTTTCCTTAATGGTAAAGTTATTAAGTGTGATGAGATTTCTGAAACCGATTCACAAAAAACATTTACTATTAAGAGTGTATTCAAAACATTCAAAGAAATTAACCAATTAGATTTGGTTAGACAAGCTGGTATTAGACAACAATATATTGACCAATCGGTTTCATTAAATTTGGCATTCCCATCAACGGCATCTCCAAAGTGGATTAACCAAGTATCTATGGAAGCATGGAAGCAAGGTGTAAAGACACTTTACTATATGAGAACCGAATCGGTTTTGAGAGGGGATATTGCAACACAAGCAATGGACCCAGAATGTTTAAGTTGTGATGGATAATTTATAAAAATAAAAAACTATGTTAGAAGTAAAGAAATTTTATGGAACATGGTGCGGGCCTTGTAAAGCATTAGCACCAACTATTGAAAAGTTGAAGCAAGCACATACTGATGTTAGATTCGAAGATATCGATGTTGATGTTGATTTTGAAGCTGCATCTAAATACGGAGTTCGTAGTATTCCATTGGTAGTTATTGAAAAGGATGGACAAGAGGTACAGCGTTTTGCTGGACTTCAATCAGAAATGGCATATAATAACGCAATCAATGAATTGAAAAAGGTAGGATAATGCCAATACTAAGAGGTCAGTCTCATCCGTCATCAAAGTTGACAGATGAGCAGGTTATACAAATAAGAAAGTTATGGAAAATGGGACACCGAAATGTTCGAGTAATGGCTCGAAACAATAAGTGTTCCTCAGCCAATATTCTTAGGATTGTACGAAATGAAACTTGGACACATCTAAATGAATTTTGGTCTGGTAGTTTATGAAAGAAAATAAGATATACTGCGATACATCAAAGTTATCCATTAGACCTATAACTAAATCGGTAGCGAAAGATATCATTGTTAACAACCATTATAGTGGATTGTGGACAAAGGTATCTTACGCTATCGGTTTATTCACTTCAGAGGTTGAAGAACATCCTTTCTTCCAAAATGTAGAAGAAAAACTAATTGGAGTTGCCTGTTATGGAGACCCAATTGGTAGAAGTGCTGGACAATCCATCACTCCCTTATTAGAAAGAACCGAAGTATTGGAACTAACCCGATTATTTGTATTCGATGGGTATGGTTCAAACATTGAGAGTTGGTTCTTATCTCAAACTTTCGATTGGTTAAGAGAAAACGCTTCCCACATCAAAGGACTTATATCGTATTCAGACCCCAAAGTTGGACATAACGGAACAATTTACCAAGCAACTAATTGGTTGTATCAAGGTAACAAATTGAGATTCAACGATAGTTGGGATTTCAGATGGGAAGAAGATGGTGAATGGCATCACGGAAGAACTTCCTATGTGAAGTTTGGGACAAATGACCCGAAAGAAATCCAAAAGATGATATCAACTCCCTTTTGGATAAAGAAATCACCCAGAAAACACCGATATGTGTACATCTTATCAAAGGGTGGTGAACGAAGAAAACTAATTAAAACATTAAAGCACCCAACACTCCCTTATCCAAAGGAAAGTGAAGAATTTGTAGATGAAATCCACAAATTAGAACCAATCAATTTGGATAATTAAAATATTTTTCGTATATTTGTTTATTAAATAGATTGACATGACTGAATCGGAAGAAATCGAAGGAATCCTAATTGAAGCATCAGCATATAACCTCCGTACTGAGGTAATGGAATGGGCTGTAAAGGAATTAAAAGAAAACCCAAAAATGCGGAGAGTTGATGCATATCACTTAGCATTTAATGAGTGGGTAAAATAGATGAAAGAAGAAGGAAAACACTATGTAGATGCAAATAGGGTAAGCGTAGCTCCTATTGCAAAATCTATCGCTAAAGATATGATTATCAAAAAGCACTACACTCATGCTTGGACAGCATGTAGATATGCTTTGGGTATCTATCATCAAATGGATGAAAACGATGTATTTGGTAATGATAAGCAATTAGTTGGAGTAGCAGTATATGGTTTCCCAGTTGGGGCTAAGGCATCCACCTCAGTTTGTGAAGGATTAACCAAAGATAACATCTTAGAACTTACCCGTTTGTATGTAGATGATGGATATGGTTCAAACATCGAAAGTTGTGCAATAGGTAAAACTTTCCAATGGTTAAAAGAAAACGATACCAACATCAAAGTTTTACTTTCTTACGCTAACAACGGACAGGGGCATGTTGGTGGAATCTATAAGGCAACCAATTGGATTTATCAAGGTTTGAACACGGATATTGCGCTCATGCCAAATTGGGGTATCTCTCTATCTAATGACCCATACGATTGGATTCATAGTAGGACAGTTTACAATAATTGGGGTAGTGGTAACTTAGAACATCTACGAAGAGAAATTGGAAAGCAGGGTTATACTGAATTTTGGAGAAGAGAAGAACCACCAAAACATAGATACATTCAGATTCTTGCTCAGAACAAAAAGGAAAAGAAAGATTTGATGAAACGATTAAAGCACCCAATACTTCCTTATCCAAAAGAACTAAACGATTACAATACTGAAATCGTACACCATACAACATACGCACCGGAAGAATCAAACGAAATAAATTTTTGGTAAATCCAAATATTTTTTGTATATTCGTAAAACATTAAAACTCATAAACCATAAAAGATGAAATTAATTGACAAGTTAAAAGAATTTGTAGAGAGTGGTAAAAGACACAAAATCATTACCGCAACCATCTCTGAAATTAGAGAAATCTTCAAACCTAAAGAGGATGTTCCAGCAGTATTTAAGATTCAGTTTTACATCTTTAACTCTGTATGGAATCGTATTCCTAACTTTGGTATTTCTTCTGTATTAGAAGATAAATTGAAATACGCAATCAAAATTGGTAGTGGTATTTCTTCGTATAACCAACTTCCAATTTCTTGGATTGAGGATAGGGTTTTCAAACTTAAAAACTTCCTAATGAAAGATAGGGGACACATCACTACTTTGGTGTGTTGGTTGTATTCGGAGAAGTTTTCAATTACAGCCTTTGAAAAAATTGTTGATAAACTAATCACCGAATACAAAGCAGTTGATGATTGGAAGAAAGATTTTTCAGTTTCACATACTGTTTCCATCTTAGAAGAAGTTCAATCTTACATTGAAGAATCAAAGAACCAACAAAAGAAAGTTGGAACTAAGAAGTCAGACCAGAAACTTTCTATTCAGATGATTTGTGAGAATGTTCCATCATTTGGTGAAACCCTTAATGATTTTGAAGTAAGTATTGAGGTTCGTAGAGAAAGTATCTATGTTCATATGTTGGAGATTTTAGCACTTAATAATACTTTCAATAAATGGATTGAATATCAGAAAGCGTTCCTTGCTTTTGTTGGTAAGGTAATGAGAAAAGATGGGTCTGATAACTACTTTAGAGATATTCTTAATATTGAAGCAATCCGAAACCACATTGATACTCTGAACACATTTGTGGGTAATTCTAAGATTGCAATTTTCTCATCAGCAATCGCTTCTTACAAACGAAAGGTATCCGAATATAGTGAAATCATCCCTATGAGGTTTTTGGGATTACGAAAGTTGACTACCTTTGATAAGAGAGGTTCATATTACTACTCATCAACCGAAAGTAATATTGAAGAACAGTTGATGGCTTTACACACCAATGGTGTTACTGAAGCTGAGGCTAAATTAGAGTTGACAATTATGAATCAAATCGCTGATAATGTGGCTTGGGATTCATATGAAGAGAAACGAAAAGAACTATTGGGTTCACAACCTGATAAGTTAAACACTACCAATTTAGCAGATGCCTCATTGGGTAAAGAAGATTTCGGTATGGCTTGTGTGGATGCTGTAATGGAATTGAGAGCATCTCTACCACATATGGGTGATAGAAAATCGGAAAAACAAATCAACCTATTGGTTACTGATTTTGTAAATGGTTTGATTGCACAAATGGAAGAGGTGGTTGATGATGAAACTCTTTTTAATGTTGGGGCTACTATGGATAACCGATTCCAAAAGTTGATTCTACCAACTTACATCAAACTTAAAGATACATACACATCAGAAACTCCAACCGATAATAAACAAACAATTTACGAAACCCTACTTAACGAACTTAAACCATTCCTAAACGGACAGACTAAGTTCAAAGTAATGAAGTTTACAGCTGAATCTTACAAAGAACCTGAAGTTACTACGATTGACTTTGGAACAAATAAACGAGGTGAAGCTGGTTTGGATTTGGGACAGAGAAAACAAAGTATGGGGTACACCATTCAGAATTGTATTGTTCAGCAAAAACACCACAACCGCTCTGAAAATGATGTTGACCACAATATTTCAAATGTGGATTATTGGAAGTGGTATTCTAAAGCTAACTTTGAGTTGGTTATGAAGAATCAACAACACTTTATCTCAATTGGTGAGTTTAGTGTTTTGGCTGATGCACACACATTAAATAACATTTTTAACGCATAATTTTGCGTTTACTTCCTCTACCATGTATGTATATGTGTAGAAACATTAAAAATAAAATATGAGAGTATTAGTAATACCAAATTACACAAACTTTGGGATGGCAAAGGACATCAATAGGGAT